GGAGCGGTAATCCATCCCATTGAACTGGGTCACCGCCGCCGTAATCTGGGGCAGCAGGTTTGTCTCCTCCATCCCCTGCCGCACGGACCGCGCAATGTACTCCGGGAACAGCACCGCCGACTGGGCGCTGGCAAAGAACTTCTCCACCACGTCGGACCCCGCGCCCTTCACCTTGATATCGAACCGCTTGAGCTGGCGCTGATAGGCGTCCAGCCCCTCCAGGGGCGTCCCCTTGTAGGCCTCCGAGGGGTCCTCCCGCTCCAAGGTCTGGGTAAAGGAGCGCCCCGCCTCGCGGTACATCCCCTTTTCCAGCTTGAGATTATCATACCGATATGCCATAACTGTACTCCCCCTTTTCTTACAGCCGAACCACAGCCCGGCCGCCGCCGGCGCTGACCACCAGATACTCCATCCCGGCGGCGTCATCCCTCTGAACGCCGCCCTTGCTGTCTGCGGACAGCTTGACCCAACCGGCGCTCACGTCCTCACCTGCGCCGACCTCAGCCAGACCGCTCACCTGCACACTGGCAAAGCCGCCGTTGTTCACAAGGGCCACGCCACAAAACCGCTCCTTGTCCCCGCAGGCCCCCACGGTGCCATTCCCCGTGAGCTTGACCACCTGTCCCTCCTGCACCCCGGCCTCGCAGGCAAAGGTTGCCGCCACCTCGCCGATGCCCTCAAAGGAAATTTTGTTCATTGATTTCTCTCCTTTCCAATCAAGCGCACCCCCGCCAATGCGCCATTGCTCCCGGTCCGGGCCCGCCGCCCCGCACCCCGGCGGCACAGAGCCGCCCAAACCCGCTCAAATCAAAAACGCCCGGTCGGGCGCGCCGCCGCTCTGCCCCGCCTTATCGTAGGTCAGTTGGGTTTTCACGGGAAATTTCTCTTCCAATACCCGCTCATACGCCCGCTTCAGCGCCAGCAGCTCGCCTTCCTCCAGCTTCCCCGCGATACTCTTCCGCACGGCGCTGTCCAGCTCCGGCCGGGCCAGTCCGCCCAGCCGGGCCACCTCGAAGCGCAGCCCCTCCAGGTACTTCCGCCCCAAGGCGGCCTCCCGCTCCAGCTGCTCCATCCGCGCATCCTGCCGAAACCCCTTCAACACCCCCGCGTTGGGCTGGGCGGGCACCGCCACGAAGGACCACTCATAGGCGTCGGTAGCCCCCACCAAATCCACCCAGCACAGCTTTCCCTCATACTCCCGCCCCTTCACATGGGCGCAGGCCTCCCGGTCCCGGAACTCCTCCCCGCAGATGGAGCACACCGCCCGCTCCACGGCGCAGCTGACGGAGACTTCTTTTTTGATGCCCCCCTCGATTTCCTCAATGAGCTCCCGGTTCTTCTCACTGCGCAGCATGTAGGCGTACCCCTTCAGATAGCAGTACGCATCCCCGGCCCGGGTCAGCCCGCTCTCCCGCACCAGCTCCGTGCGGTAAATCCGCGCCGTCTGTCCTCTGGCGCTCCACTGGTGGTCGAACATACCGCTCTTTCCCACAAAGAGCCTGGCCAGCTCCCCCAGAGTCTCTGCGGGGAACCGCTCCCCATCCCGGTCGATTTCGTTGTCACACAGCCGCACGCAGAAGGTGTACACCTCCTCCGCCTTGAGCTCCCTCCGGCTCAGGGCGTGAATGAGCCCCAGCTCCGTGGCGTCCAGAACCGCCCCGGTTCCGATGTCCGCTTCTTTGGTAATCCGCACTCTGCTCGTCTCCTTCCTAATTTCCGGCCTCCAGCCGGAGCTTTCGGGCCTGTTCCCGATACAGCTCCGCCCTGGCCTCCTCCACCAAATCCTGAAGGTTGATGTCCTCCCACTCCACCACAAGGTCCTCCCCGAACCCGTGGAGCCGGAGCCACAGCTCACAAATCTGCTCCACCACGCCGGTGAGCCCCCGGCGAATGGCGGTAATCTCGCTGGTCATCATGTCGGCCTGCTGGGCGCTCATGCGCTCGGTGGCGGACCAGGACAGCCCCAGCAGGAAGGGCGGAATCCCTGTCCGCGCAACCAGCTGTTCCAAAATCTGCCGCACAGGCGCCTGACTGTCCAACACCTGGTTGTCGGCCCCGATGACTTTAATATCCACATCTCCCACGGCCACGAAATCCCGCACCGTGCCGTCCTTCCCGGCCTGCATTGCGCTGGACCACTCCCGTGCGATCTGCTCGCTGCGCTCCTGGGCCCAGGCCCCGTCCAGGGCCTCCCCCTGGGGCTTGTACACCACGGCGAAGCGCACATTGCCCATCCGCTCCCAGTTCATCCCAACCGCCTGATAGATTTTCAGCAAAACTCCGGCCAAAAAGGGCATAGACCGCAGCAGGCTGACCCCGTAGGGACTCCCCACCTCCGGCTGAAAGGGCGTAAACAGCAGCAGCTCCTGCCAGGGCAGGGCCTGAAGCGTTCCCCCCTCCCCCCGGCCGCACAGGGTAAATTCCAGGGGAGACTTCCCCTCCTGAATCTCCACCCCCGCCGGGTCGCCGCACAGCACGGCGGCAATCTCCCCCCGCCGCCAGTCCAATACGATTTCCCCCACGGCCCGGCCGCAGGTAATCATGGTGTCCAGGTACTCGTCCAAAAAGGCTTGGAGTCCTCTCTGTCCCCGCCCGTTGTTCACCTGCCGCAAAAACCGGTCCAGCCCCTCCTGGGCCGCCGCCTCTCCACACCGGACCCTCACGCCCCCCGCCAGCCGCACCAGCTTCCAGATGGCCGCGTCAATGACGGGCACAGCCTCCCGAATGCTCCGATACAGCTCAAACTCCCCATTGCGCAGGGGCACGTACCGCTCCAGCATCCCGAAGGGGTGCCGTTCTCCGTCCCGCAGCTGCACGGCGGTCCCCGCCGCCGGGCTCCGTTTGTTACCCCACAAACCCATATCCCGCTCCTTTCAAAACCTCCGCCGCTCCACGCAGGCCGCGCCAACATACCCCCCGCCTCTCCGCGCGGCCACTGTGACGGCAAAATACCGGATATCGTCCATGGCGTGGTCATGGACCTTCCTCACCCGGTCCCCAATGGCCGTTTCATCCCAGCTGTACAGGGAAAACTCCCGAATGGCGTCCACGCACGGGGAGCAAATCACCAGCCTCCCCTGCCGCAGCAGCTCCGCCGTCACCCGAATCCCGGCCAGCACATCGTTTTCCGCCTTCACCACCCGCCACCCCTCCCGCCGGAGCACCTCAAGGAAGCTGGCGGCGGAGGGGTCCACCACCACGGTCTGAATCCTCCGCCCCCCGGCCAGCTGTCTCAGCTCCTGGGCGTACTCCCCGTCGGTTTTCTGCCGCATCTGCTCTCTGGAGTCGTAATAATACTCCTTCACCCGGTACCAGACGCCGTCCCGCTCCCCCCACAGCCCGAAGGAGGCGGGATTCACCGTCCCGTAATCGCAGGAAATACACCACCGCTCCAGCTCCCCCTCCGGCGGCGCTTTCACGTAGCTCTCATCGAAGAAGTCGTACACTCTCCCCTCCGCGGCCACCCACTCTCCCAGCACGAATCTCCGGTAAAAATTCCCGCTGAACATCCCGCCATAGCGCCGTATCACCTCCGGCGACAGAGCCGGATTGTCCTCCATCAAAAAGTGCAGATACAGCGCCCGCCGCTCCCGGGCCCGCTGGACCCACTCCCGATAAAACCAGTGGGCGGGATTTTCAGGGTTGCAGTTAAACCACAGCTTGGCCCCCTTCACCGAGCACCGCGCGCAGGCCTGCTCCACAAAGGAGCGGGGCATCAGCGCCGCCTCATCCAGCAGCACCCCGGCCAAGGTCACCCCCTGAATCAGGGCGGCGCTCCCCTCATCCTTGCCGCCGAAGAGATAGAAGGTATTAACCCTCCCCCCGAACCGCACCGTCAGCAAATGCTGCGAACTCTTTTCCGTGCAGGCAAACCCCAGCTCCTTCAGCACCGGCACCAGCCCATCCAAAAGGTTGCGCCGCAGCCCCCCCACGGTTTTCCCGCACAGCCCGAACCGCTCCCCCTGAAACCGCCGCATGGCCCAGCACACGAAGGACAGCCCCATACAGATGGTCTTTCCGCTGCGCACGGCGCCGTCGCAGATAATGGCCTCCAGCTCCCTACTGGGTGACCCGTCACACCACCAGGTCAGCACGATTTTCTGTTTTTCGGAAAAGGACTCAAGCCTCATGACCCTCTCCCGCCTTCCGCTCCAGGGCCTGGAAGAAGGCCTCTGCCTGTTCCCGCTCGCCCTCCTGCCCCAGGGCGGCCAGCCGCTCCAAAGCCGCCAGCCGGTCCACCAGCTTGATTTCCACGGTCCCGCTGCTGTTCCGCTTAAACTCGGCCAGCGCCCCCAAATCCAGCCCGTCAATGACTGCGATCTGTTCCTGCTCCAGCCCGCTGTCCAAAAACGCCAGCTTCACCGCGTCGTTCACCCGGCAGCCGGCAATCTGCTTCATCCGCCGCAGGGCCTGGGCTCTGGCCGTCTGTTTTCTGGATGTCTCACCCACAACATCACTCCCCTCAACCCTAACCGCCGCCCCCCGGAAAGTTTCCGGTTTGCGTGCAACTCCCAAAAAAGTTTTTCAAAAAAACAAGCGCTCCCACCCGCAGGTCCGCGCAACAGAGAAAAAGATTCCGCCCACATGTCATATGTTCACCTTTCCAATTCCGGCAGCATGTGCTATACTGAGAAACAAATGCCAAACGCAGAGAGCAGGTGAACC